GAGCAGGCCAGAGATCGTGATCCTGGCGCTCAGTTCCGCGGCACCCAAGACATCATTGACCGTTACCCATTGACAACTGTGCTATATCAAGGTAAACTTGCATTGCAAGATCCTGAAACCAAATATACCAGATTCATGGTCATTGGGACCAAATGAGCGACAGAGAAGAAACCTACATCTATGAAAGCCCCGACGGTGGAGACACTGTTTATCGCCGTATGGTCGGAAGCCTCGACAGAGAAATGATCCGGGAAGGGCCTTTACGGAAAAAAATGTTACGTCATCAACTCTGGAGAGACATTTTTGAATCAGCAGAATCCGATCCTATATTACAAGACATGCTGGATCAAGTTGAAATATATCATAGATTGAAGGATTCGCCTTAGGACCGTTAGATCTACGGTGAATGGGCGGCTGCTGCCTGCGTGATCGGAATCGCTACCCAGATCATCAAAGTGAGCATGATTCTTTTGACATCCCGTAATCTTTGTTATATACTCATGTCTATTAAGGAGACATTATGGATAACCGAAATTTTTCCGCAGAACAAAAAGCCAAACTTACCCAAATCATTAACGAAGGCATGCAGGTCATGCATGAAATTGAAACTCTCAACGGTGGCCTTAGTGACACTATCAAGGCCGTGGCCGAAGAACTGGATATTAAACCCAACATCCTAAAAAAAGCCATCCGGATCGCCCACAAGGCTGAGTTTGGCAAAGAGCAACAGGATCATTCCTTGTTAGAGAATATTCTTACCACTGTAGGCAAAACTTTATAATTACTGTTATCACAACAGCGCCTCGCCCACGACACGGGCATGTAGAACGGTATAGGCAGGCCATAAACTGCCAGGAGAGCAATGAGTTACATCGACGCACTTTTTGATCGCGATCACGATCGCATCCACATCGTAGGTCGCCGCAACGGCGAACGCTACTACGACGAGTTTCCAGCCAACTACATCTTTTACTATGACGATCCTCGGGGCAAGTTCCGATCGATCTACGGTACACCTGTGGCCCGTTTCTCTACTCGCAACTCAAAAGAGTTTCGTAAAGAAATGGCCATACAGAAAGGTAAGAATCTCTACGAGGGTGATATCAATCCTATCTTCCGCTGCTTGGAAGAGAACTATAAAGGACAAGATGCTCCGAGATTGAACACAGCATTTTTTGACATTGAAGTAGATTTCGACCCTGTTCGAGGATTTAGTCGTCCTGAGGACCCTTTCAATGCCATCACAGCCATATCCGTGTACCTTGACTGGCTGGATCAACTAGTGACCTTGGTCATGCCTCCTAAGCACATGAGCCAGGAAACAGCCACGGAGATCGCGGCTGAGTTTCCTAATACATTTGTGTTCAGGGAAGAAAGAGATCTGCTGGATACCTTTCTTAATCTCATACAAGATGCCGATGTGCTGTCAGGGTGGAACTCCGAAGGCTACGATATCCCTTACACCGTGATGCGTACCACCCGTGTGCTTTCTAAAGACGACACACGCAGATTTTGTCTATGGGATCAAATGCCCAAGCAACGCACCTTTGAACGATTTGGTGCCGAGAATCTCACTTTCGATCTCATCGGTCGTGTACATCTTGACTACATGCAACTGTATCGCAAATATACCTATGAAGAGCGTCACAGTTACAGCCTTGACGCCATATTAGAATATGAGGAACTGGGAGGCAAGACCAAATTTGAAGGTACCTTGGATCAATTATACAATCAAAACTGGAAGACCTTTATTGAATACAACCGCCAGGATGTTCGGGGATTGGCTGATATTGATCGTAAATTGCGTTTCTTAGATCTTGCCAATACACTGGCACACGAAAACACTGTGCTGTTGCCTACTACCATGGGCGCAGTGGCAGTCACAGAGCAGGCCATTATCAACGAAGCCCATGAACGCGGCATGGTAGTGCCGGTACGCAAAGAAAGGTTCACAGATGAAGATACTCAAGCCGCAGGTGCCTATGTTGCTTATCCCAAGAAAGGCATGCACGACTGGGTCGGCAGCATCGACATCAACAGTCTATATCCCTCGGCCATCCGTGCTCTTAACATGGGGCCAGAAACCATCGTTGGACAACTGCGTCCGGTAATGACCGATCATTATATCCAAGACAAACAACGAGGTGGTGCCAGTTTTGCAGCGGCATGGGAAGGTCTGTTTGGTACCTTGGAATATACTGCAGTGATGGAACAGCAACGAGGCACAGAGATCACCATCGACTGGCAGGATGGCGCTGAAAGCGTACACTCTTCTGCAGAAGTCTGGAAGATGATTTTTGATAGCAACCAGCCCTGGATGCTGTCGGCCAATGGAACTATCTTTACCTATGAAACTGAAGCAGTGATTCCTGGGTTGCTCAAACGTTGGTATGCCGAACGCAAAGAGATGCAAGCCCGACTCAAAGAGTGCAAGACCAAAGAAGATGAGGAATATTGGGATAAGAGACAATTGGTCAAGAAGATCAACTTGAACAGCTTATACGGAGCGATCTTGAATCCCGGTTGTAGATTCTTTGACAAGCGCATCGGCCAGAGTACTACCTTAACTGGCCGTGCCATAGCCTACCACATGGATGCCTATGTCAACGAATGCATCACGGGAAAATATGATCATGTAGGTGAATGTATCATCTATGGTGATACAGATTCCTGTTATTTCTCTGCATGGCCTGTGTTGAAAAAAGAAGTAGAGGAAGGCCGCATGGAGTGGTCAAAGGAAACCTGTATCGCGCTGTATGATGGCATAGCAGAACAAGTGAACCAGAGTTTTCCCGGCTTCATGGAGCGGGCGTTCCATGTGCCCAGGGAAATGGGATCCGTGATCAAGGGTGGTCGAGAGGTTGTAGCCAGCCGCGGATTATTCATTACTAAGAAACGTTACGCTGTGATGATCATTGATAAAGAAGGCCGACGCATTGATGTCAATGGTAAACCAGGCAAAGTCAAAGCCATGGGGCTGGATCTCAAGAGATCAGATACTCCCAAGATCATCCAGGATTTCCTCAGTGATGTGCTCAATGATGTGCTCACCGGGAATGAACGAGATTCAGTGGTTGAAAAGATCAAGAATTTCAAGTATGAGTTCAAAGAAAGGCCAGGCTGGGAGAAAGGCACCCCCAAGCGTGTGAACAATCTGACCAAGTTTCAAAAAGAAGAAGAGCGCTTGGGCCGAGCCAACATGCCCGGACATGTACGAGCCGCACTGAACTGGAACAGCATGCGAAAGATGAACAGTGACAATTACAGCATGCAGATAGTGGATGGCATGAAGACCATTGTGTGTAAACTCAAACCCAATGTGTTAAACTGGACATCAATAGGGTATCCCACTGACGAACTTCATCTACCAGCATGGTTCCGAGAACTGCCGTTTGACGACTCGGAGATGGAGGCCACTGTGATTGATAGCAAGTTAGACAACCTGCTGGGTGTGTTGGAATGGGACCTTGCCGCATCGACCAACACAGACAACACTTTCCAATCATTGTTTGAGTTCTAGCATGATACTGTCGGAATTAGTCGCCTACCGCAGACACCTTGAAGAGATCACTCAAGATGGTAGCATAGATTATCTACGCAGAGAGATAGATCCTGTGATTTATTCGGTGGCTAATAACAAGCAGCCCAATGCAGATCATATCTCTACTTTGGAACATGCTAAGGCAACCATAGTCGCGGGATTACAAGATTTCCAACAATCATTGACCCAAATCAAGAAGGATGTTGGCCAGGAGATTGAACGAAATCAAGCAGCCTACTTAGCACGCAGTTACGGATTGTATCAGGACATGTGCCGCGGGGATACTCCTGGTTACATCTTGGATCGCCGCATACAGATAACCAGCCAGACCGAAGATTTCGTGCTGTCACGCATACGACGCAGAGATACATGGAAGCATCCCGCTGCCATCATCCGACCCGGAAGAGAAGCCTGGATCGATCAAATGGTAGCATTTGATCCATTGTATGTGGTCGATCATCACAATGATCTTTTGGATCCAGCTCGATCTAGATTTAATCAGGTTTACAATGGCCGTGTAAGATGGATCTGTGTAGCTGAAAGAGATGACCATGAGATTTTGCAGGCCTTGCCCGATGACCAAATGGGATTCGTAATGGCATGGAACTTTTTCCATTACAAACCTTTTGAGGTGATCAAACAATATCTCACCGAAGTCTACAAGAAATTGCGCCCAGGTGGTGTTTTTGCCTTCAGTATCAACGATGGAGATTTGGCCGGCGGTGTGGCCAATGCCGAACGGATGTTCATGTGTTACACGCCAGGGTCTATGATCATATCAATCAGCCAAATGATTGGTTTTTCTTTAGAATTAAGACATGAATTGGATCGGGCGGTGACATGGATCGAATTGCAACGACCTGGAGAAAAATCAAGTTTGCGGGCCGGACAAGCATTGGCCAAGGTCATTCATAAGCCTGGGCCTCGGGCGCCAAAGGCAGGCACCACCAAACCGCCGGAAACAGTGGTTGACACACATACGCCAAAAACTTATAATACAGAAGAAAGAGAAATGTTGATACAACGGGCTATAGATCTAAATATCGATACTCCGGAACGATTGCGAAACGACTACAGCATCAAACAACTTAGGAAAACAATTAAACAAAGGAACCCACGATGAGAGACCATCTATTAGACTTAGTAGAACACACATATGATCTTGGCTGTATTGATCTGATCAAGATCACCGGCACAGACAAAGAAACCGTGATCGACGGTATCGCCGAAGACAAATCAGTAGTGGTTCAAGGCAAGTTCCTTGCTCCGGTTCCAGAGTTCATCGGAACCTTTGGCATGCCCAATCTTAGCAAACTCAAGATCTTGCTTAATCTCGGTGAATATCGCGAGAATGCCGATATCTCAGTCACACGGCAAGAACGCAAT